TACACACATCTCGTTAGTCAACTGAAGAATAGGTTCAAGCGAACTGTACTGTTCCTCAAACATCTTACGGCGCAGGTTACTTGCCAGTTCCTGTGTAGTACGAACGTCTTGCATACAATACTGCAACAGTTCATCTTTAGGAATAGCGTCAACTGGTATACCCTTACCTAAGTACTCAGTAAGAGTTGACATCTTCTGATTAGATTGCTGATACCTTTCAGCTACTGCCTCAAGAGACAACGGCTGCTTGACGCCACGCTGTAAAACATAATCAACAAGCATAGTATCAAACACAGGACCATCGTAATTAAAACCACACTCCCACAGCCAGACCAACTCATGCTGTGCATTGTGACAGATAAGAACAGTAGCCCTATCAAGCAACTCTTGTAGTGCAGTGTGATCGTTTGGAGATACAACTTCCGTATGGTTAAACCAAAAGCTGTGCTCTTCTCCTGTGTCTTCCTTAGCACATACAAGGACCAGTGCATTACCCTCACTGAATGGGTCAAGCAACAGCTTGCCATCAGGCAACTTTTGAGTTGTGTTCTCAAGGTCAATAGTTAGTTTCATGCTTCATACCTAGCTGTTAGCGGATCAAGAACAGTTGTAACCTTTCCATGCCGCCCTGTCAATTTGTTTTTGACAATACACCAGTGACGAGTCCAATCTTCATCCTCTTGCCCATCGAACGTAGGGTTAGTAGTAATACAAACCAAGAGGTCGGCTTCGGATGCCTTGCCTGTTTTTGAACCTTCAAGCATAGACATGTTAGCATTCACTTTACCTTCTGCCTCTGCCGATAGCTGAGACATAGCAAAGATAGCAGTGTTATATTCCTTAGCTACAATACGTAAACGAATGTAGGTAGCCTTAAGCTGCTCGTGCCCAGCCGTAAATGAACCACCGGGTAGAAACTTATCTGCCATATCAGCGATAAGAACATCAGGCTTGTATGCTTTAACTGCACCTTCAAGCCTGTCCATGTCCCATCCTGTAGCATCAGCGATGTACAGATTGTTACGCATGTTACCCAAGCGTTGATCAGCCTTGTCTTTGTTGTTGCGTATGTCATGCAGTGACATGCCACAACATGCAGTAAGATACCTACCTGCAACTCGTGTCGCACGTTCCTCGTTCGCAAGCACCATGACACGAGCACCCTGTGCCAGAAAACCGTTTGGCCCTGCACACAAGCTGGCATGGCTGCTGGTCTTACCTGAGTTAGGTCTGGCTGCTGCAACGATTAGCTGCCCAGCGTTAATGCCGGGAACCATAGCTGCCACAGAGGGAATGTTGATAGTCCATTTGAACTCAAGATCATTCTGTGTAAGCAGATAGTCGATGTCGATAGGCTCGAAGTCAACACGTAGAGTAGGAGTGAAGTTGTCCTCGTGCCTATCAATAAACTCCCTTACATAGTGTAAAGAAGTGTACTCACCATTTGCAATCTTAAACGCCATGTCTGCCAGTTCATCTGCAGACGACTCACGATTAAGCTGCGTTAGTACGTCATGTGCAATTTCCTTAGAAAGAGGAGCCTGCTTTTCAATTCTAGTAAAGATACTGCGATACACATCTTTCTGTGCAGAAGTAAGAGAAGGATGTGCAGCAAAGAACAACGCCTCCAGATCATCATGCCCTAAGTCCTTGCTGTACTTGAACATTGCCTCGTCAAGAGTACGCTTGATTGCCTTAGTTTCTTTTGATCTGAATACAGTCTCCCTTGCAAACACCTTGTTGGTGTCATAGAACTCCTTGTTCAGGAGAGTTTTAATTAATGCTAGTTCCATACTCATTAGTTATCTTCCTCAAGTGATTTATATCCAAAGGCAGTTTGTATTTTAGATCGTCATGCAAGTTCATGGCATACACATATGGAAAATAGCTACGTAGTTCCGATGTTATTTTCAGTGTCTTTTTTCTTGCATCTGGATCAAGTGCGACAACTATCCTAGAGTATGGTTTCAGAAAATCAATATGCTCGTCAAGTAAATTAGTACCGAGCAAAGCAAAACCTGTGATATTTTCCATCTCACCAACGACACTGGCAGAGATACAATCCTCGACAACAACAGCGAGGTTGCCGTCGCCATGTGTGTAGGGAACAGATGTATCCGCATACCTTTTCCATTTAGGGGTTTGGTTTCTTGCAACACATCTACCAGCCGCATCAACAACTTTTCTATCCTTCTTTATTAGAAACACAGCACGATCTTCCTTAACATCGTACCTTGTGTCTACTCTGTGTGGGCTTAAGCCATAGTTGCTCAACCACGAGTAAAGCTTGGGGTGGGCACGAGTCCAATGGTCCGGCTCATGAAGAACAGCATAGCCTCTATTGTCTTTAGACGAGCGCAATGCAGTAATGTCTTCAAGAGTAATGGACCTAGCTGACTTGCCCGAAATCTCACATGAATTTTTATAGCAGTTAAAAATTATACCACCGACACTGCGAGTTGCAGTAAAGGTGTTCTTACCCTGACATACCGGACAATCTCCTCTGTAGGTTTCATCAATACCAAGATCAAGCTGATCAATGAAAGGTTTCAAGTTCATGATTTACCTATAACTAAAGTGAAACATAAGACCACTTAGATAGATAACAAGCATTGCTGTGTTTAACACAATCAATGCACGATCAAACCACAACAGACCAACCACTAACCACAGTGCAATACCAATCATCATAATGAAATAATTGTACGGCACAATCTCAAACGAGTTGAAGACTGCTCCAAAGATAACGGTAATAGTTGCAACCCATTTGATATACCAGCTTATGTCGTGGGTTGGTGTTTTCTTTTCCATACTTCCTCCTTATCATCCAACTGGAAGTTTCGTTTAGCTGCGGCATTACGTGCTTGCTCTACACTGATACGTGTGTATGGCGTTAGACTGTTTCTACTTTTGTGTCCACTAAAGGACATAAGTTCGTTGTCTGTAGCACCATGATTAGCCAGATCAGTAAGAACTGTACGTCGAATATCCCTGAACTGTAGTTCATCAGGGACGCCAGCAGCCCTAGCTAACTCTCTAAATACCTGTCGTAAGTTTGCCTCCTCATATGGTTTCATTGTATGTGGATTAGGTACAACCCACTCTTGTGATCCATAGTATTCTCTCTGATCCAGAAGCATACGCTTAAGGTTATCAGAGAACGGAATACCGGGGATATGCTCCCTAGTCTTTTCAATGGACTTTCTAACATACAACTGTTGTTCAAAATCAAAATTGATCCATTGTACTAGTCGCATATCCCCGGCCCGCTGGCCCAACTCCGCATTAATGCGAACGAGTAGGCCAATGTTACGCCACTTACTTTCGCTGAAAGCAACTTCAAGTATACGCTCAAAGTCTTCACGTGTCCAGACAGTTCTACGTGGTGCAACCTGCATGCGTTCAACTAATGACCAAGGATTACCGGTTAAAAAATCGTGTTTAATCAACACGTTCCATGCTCTTACTGCAACCTGCACGATATAGTTTGCATTACGTACTCCTTCTCCCTGTGCATCCTCAATCATTTTGTAATACAGTACCTGACAGGTAGAAACTTTCAGTTCATTAAGTTGAAACTCCCCTACTCTTTTACCGTCATGCGTTATATCTGACAGTCGTCTGAGCAGGTATTCGTATTGACGCCGAGTGGCATCGCGCCTAATTGAAATTGTAAACTGTGGTGACTGAACATAGAAGTCAATCAGATCATCTATCGTATTAGGAGTCGTGCTGTTCATAACTTTCAATCAGCCTGTCTAAATACCATCGAGCCTTCTTCAAGTCTTCAAGAGGCTTACCCTTATATAGGTAGCGCCAGACGTACTTCAATACATTGCCTTTAAGATATCCTCGAAACTCTACCTCAGTCATTGAGGCATCAATAGCTTCAATGCATTCTACCTTGCCATTGTTGTAATGCGCTGGTTTATTCACTGTGTCTATCATATCTAAATCCTAACACACTATGGTAGCCTATACAATAAGTCTATTGTTTCTTTGAGCAAAAGATTTTCTTTTCTCAGTTTCTCAATCTCGTCTGCGGCTTCATTCAGAATGCTTGTCCAAAGATCAGGTATAATACTTGGCCGCATTGTTCTAAGAACCTTAACAATATCTTTCTCTGTAGTCATAATCTTTCATATGTATTTGTGTTTACAGAATAGTACACATTACTTAAACCACATTCTTTTATGTAGTACTGACAAACATCACAGGGTTTTGCGTAACGTATGTCGCTACGCCTACCCAATCGAAGAACATATAAGTCCATGTCTGCGATGTTGTCAAGCCCCGCTCGAAACATGGCATGTGTCTCAGCATGAAGGCATGGGTAGTCTGTAATCTTTGCAAGCCGAGTATGTGTTTTGTAACTATTATACCCAGCCGATACGATGTGTGGTCCATTCACCACAACAGCGCCAAGCCTAAACTTTCCTCGGCCTACCCCGCTTGCGGACAGGGCTGCCGTCCTCGCATGATCGAAGCCCTTGATTGTCAGTATGTCCATCGACCCAGTGCCAACTGTTGTTAAACCGTGTCACCCACAGCCCTTGCGATTCGTGTTT